CCTCGCGCGTGTGGACGCGAAATAGAATCGGGCCGCATTACCGAAAGGGGCCGGTGATGCCCGGCCGCCCGCCGAAGCCGACCGCGCTCAAGCTGTTGCAGGGGAACCCCGGCAAGCGGCCGCTCAACGACCGGGAGCCGAAGCCGGCCGTTGGCTGCGAGATGCCCGAGTTCGTGAAGGGCGATCCGCTGTACGTGGCCGAGTGGAACCGGGAGGCGCCGCGGCTGATCCGGCTGGGCATCCTGACGGAGATCGACGGCGACATCCTCGGCCGGGTGTGCGTGCTGCGGGTGAAGTTCCGCGACCAGATGGCGGAGGGCGCGTCCGCGTCGGCCCTGGCCGGCACGTCGAAAGAGCTGCGGTCGCTGGAGGCGCAGCTCGCGATCGGGGCCGCGAACCGGACGCGGGTGAAGGTCGAGCAGCCGAAGCCGGCGAGCAAGCTCGGGAGGTTCGTTGGTGGCGCGTAGGCCCGACCCCGTAAGCGCATATGCGCTCCGAGTGACCGCCGGCAAGGTGGCGGCGGGTCCGTGGGTGCGGCTCGCCTGCAAGCGGCACCTGGCGGACCTGAAGGCCCGCAAGCGGACGGGGCACGTGTGGGACCTCGCCCGCGCGGTGAAGGCGATCGAGTTCTTCTCCGAGGTGCTGGTCCTCGAGGACGGGGCGCCGTTCAAGCTGGAGCCCTTCCAGCAGTTCATCGTCGGGTCGCTCTTCGGCTGGTACAACGCCGACGGCTACCGGCGGTTCCGGGACGCCTACGTCGAGATGGGCAAGGGCAACGGCAAGTCGCCGCTGGCGGCCGGGATCGGGATCTACGGGCTGGTGGCGGACGGCGAGGCGGCACCGGAGGTCTACTCCGCGGCCACGATGCGCGATCAGGCGAAGATCGTGTTCACCGACGCGAAGCGCATGGTGGAGGGCAACCCCGAGCTCGCGGACATGGTGGGCGTCAACGTCGGGTCGCTCACCTTCCGAAACGGGGTGTTCCGGCCGGTGAGTTCCGAGCACAAGGGCCTTGACGGACTGCGTGTTCACGTCGGCCTGATCGACGAGTTGCACGAGCACCCGTCCGGGATGGTCGTGGACAAGATCCGCGCCGGCACGAAGCGGCAGCGCAACGCGCTCGTGTTCCGCATCACGAACAGCGGTTTCGACCGGACCTCGGTCTGCTGGAACGAGCACGACTACTCGATCAAGGTGCTGCAGGGCACGGTGCAGAACGAGGCCTGGTTCGCCTACGTGTGCGCGCTCGACGACGAGGAGAAGTGGACCGACCTGCGCGAGCTGCGCAAGGCGAACCCCGGCCTGGGCACGATCCTGCCGGAGTCGTACCTGCGCGAGCAGGTGAAGTCGGCGCAGGGGATGCCCTCGAAGGAAAACATCGTCAAGCGGCTCAACGGGTGCGTCTGGACGGAGCAGTCCGAGCGGTGGCTCGACCTCGCGGCGTGGGACGCCTGCGGCGGGGCGATCGACCTCGCGGCGCTCCGTGGGAAGCCCTGCATGATGGGCCTCGACGCCGCGTCCACGAACGACTTCGCGGCGACGTGCAAGCTCTTCGAGGACGAGGGGCGCTACGTCGCGGCGTGGCGGTTCTGGCTCCCCGAGGGCTCGCTCGAGGAGGCCACGAGCCCGCGGCCGGAGGCGGTGCGGATTCAGCTCCGCGAGTGGGCGGACCGCGGGTTCATCACGCTCACGCCGGGGCCCGTCATCGACTACGACCACATCGAGGCGGAGATCCTGAAGGACGCGCAGGACTTCGACGTCCAGCGGCTCGCGTTCGACCGCTGGAACGTGACGCAGCTTGTGACGCACCTGCGCGACGCGCTGGGCTCGCGGTACAACCCGGCGACCGGGAAGGACGAGCCGCGGGTGTTCGACTTCCCGCAGACGATGGCGCAGATGAGCGCGCCCTCGAAAGAGCTGGAGAAGCTGGTGACGGAGCGGAAGCTGCGGCACGGCGGGAACCCCGTGGCGCGGTGGATGGCGAGCAACGTCACGCTCCGATACGGGCCGAACGCGCAGATCAAGCCGGACCGGGAGCGGTCGGGCGACAAGATCGACGGGATCATCGCGCTGGTGATGGCGCTCGACATGGCCTCGCGGGAAGCCGAAAGCGGGCCGTCGGTCTACGAAGAGCGCGGGCTGCTGGTCCTATGAGCGCGGAGCTGCACGACTGGATCGACGGCGTTGTGGCGGGACATCGGCAAGGGGGGCGCGTGAGCGAGGTGCGGCTGAAGGTCGAGGGCGGGTCGGTGCCGATGCCGGCGCCGCCGCGAGAGCAGGAGGCGGAGCGTCCGCGCGATTTCCACCAGGCCGCGCCCGTGCCGGCCTCGGAGGCGGTGCCGGTGGCGATGGTGACGAACCCGGACGGCACGCCGTACAGCATTCTTTCCCGCGACCCGCTGAAGCACTACGCGCAGCCGATCGCCGTCGGGTACGTCCACACCGGGCTCGTACATGAGGCGTTCTGCAAGTGCCTCGCGATGCTGGTGCGCGCTGACGGGAACGTCGTGGCGATGCATTCGGAGTCGAGCTGCAATCTGCCGATGAACCGGAACATCGTGCTGCAGCGGTTCCTCGAGTCGCCGCGCGAGCAGGGCGAGTGGTTGCTCTTCCTGGACACCGACATCCGATTCCCGGCGTACACCGCGGCGACGCTGCTCAAGGTGGCCGTGGAGACGGAGGCGGACATCGTGGCCGTGCCGTACCAGCTCACGAACGGGTGTTCCACCTTCGGGACCGTGGCGAAAAACGGCGGATACAACACGCAGGGGAGATTCACGTTTGACCGCGCGTACCTGATCGACGCCGCCGGCACGGGCTGCATGATGGTGAGCCGGAAGCTCCTGCAGCGAATGAAGCTCGCCTATCACGACCTGGAGCCGTGGCCGTTCTGCGGCTACGACCGGATCGAGATCGGCGGGAAGCCGGACTATTCGAGCGAGGACTACTCGCTGTGCAAGCGGGCGCGCGACATCGGCGCGCGGATCGTCGGATACACCGGCATCGTGCTGTCGCACCTCAAGACGGCCCCTCTCGTGTTCGCCGGGCTCGAGGACATGGCGGGCAAGTGAGCGAGCTCCTGATCGGCGCCGGCCGGCGTCACGTGAAGATGCTGATCCCACCGGATCGGCCGGAGGAATGGACCGGCCTCGTCAAGCTAGACGTGAACCCGGACCATGCGCCCGACGTCGTGTGGGACCTCGAAAAGACGCCGTGGCCGTTCAAGGACGACACGTTCGACGAGGTTCACGCCTACGAAGTGCTGGAGCACCTGGGGAGGCAGGGGGATTTCCGGTCGTTCTTCGCGCACTTCGAGGAGATTTGGCGGGTACTGAAGCCGGGCGGGTACTTGTGCGGCACGTCCCCGTCGATCCGAAGCCCTTGGCTGTGGGGTGATCCGGGGCATACGCGCGCCATCACGCGGGAGTCGTTCACGTTCCTTAGTCAGCGCGAGTATCGGAAACAGGTGGACGAGGCCGCGACGCCGATGAGCGACTACCGATTCTGCTACCGCGGCGACTTCGAGTGGCTGCCCGAATGGCTCAACGACCGGGGGCAGACGTTCCTCTACGTGCTCCGAGCGGTGAAGGGGGACCGCACCTGATGGGTATGCGGGCAATGCTGGGCCGGGTCTTCCGGTCCTTCCCGTCGTGGATGAGCCTCGATCCGGCATTCCGGCCCATCATCGAATTGGATCTCGGCAACTCGAACACCTCGGCCGGGACGCGCGTCAACACGCACACCGCGCTCACCTACTCGGCGGTGTGGAACGCCGTGAGCGTGATCGCGCAGGCGGTGGCCTCGCTGCCGCTGGTGCTGTATCGGAAGCTCTCGGACGGCACGCGGGAGCGGCAGGACAAGGCGGCGCTCTTCTGGCTGCTGCACGAGGAACCGAACCCGGAGATGACGCCGTTTGTCTTTTACGAAACCCTCATGCACCACGTCCTGCTGACCGGCAATGCCTATGCCGAGATCGTGTTCGACGGCGCGAGCCGGCCGGCGCAGCTCTGGTCGGTGGACCCCGACGACATCACGCCGGAGCGGCAGGCCCGCGGGAAGCTCGTCTACAAGTTTAAGGGCGTCACGCCGATCGAGCCGTGGCGGCTGATCCACATACCGGGGCTGGGATGGGACGGCGTGCGCGGCTACTCGCCGATCACGAAGGCGCGCGAGTCGATCGGCCTCGGGCTCGCGACGGAGCGTTTCGGCTCGACGTTCTTCGGAAACGGCGCTTGGCCGGGCCTCGTGGCGGAGCACCCGCACCAGATGAGCCCGGAGGCGCAGGCGCGCATCAAGAAGACGTGGAACGATCTGCACAAGGGGCCCGACCGCGCGCACCGCCTGGCGATCCTCGAAGAGGGGATGAAGATCAACAAGATCGGCATCTCGCCGGAGGACTCGCAGTTCCTCGAGACGCGGCAGTTTCAGGTCGAGGAGGTCGCGCGCTGGTTCAACCTCCCGCTGCACAAGCTGAAGAGCAAGGCCGGCAACCGGCCCGGCGGGAACATCGAAGCGCAGAACATCGAGTTCGTGGTGGACTGCCTGCGGCCGTGGCTGATCCGCATCGAGCAGGAGGTGAGCCGGAAGCTGATTCCGATGCGGGAGCGGCCGGACGTCTACGCGGAGTTCAACGTCGAGGCGCTGCTCCGCGGAGACTCGCAGGCGCGCGCGCAGACCTACAAGGCGTACTTGGACATGGGCGTGCTGACGCCCGAGCAGATCGCGATCAAGGAAAACCTGCCCAAGCCGCCCGAGCCCGAGCCGGAACCGGAGCCAGCACCGGAGCCGCCGGCCGACGACGACGAGCGCGCGGCGGTGCGTGGGGTGGTGCTGGACGTCCTAGCCCGGATGGTGCGGATCGAGGCGAACGAGGCGCGGCGGGCGGCTGCGGCGGGCGCGCAGCGGTTCCGCCAGTGGCTCGCGGACTTCTACCCGAAGCACGTCTGTCGGCTCGCGGAGGCGCTGGCCCCCGCGGTGCGGCTCGCGGCGCCGAAGGACCGGCACTATCAGACGCGGGCGCAGAGTCTCGCGGACGACATGACGCAGCGCCATGTGGCCGAGCTGGAGGAAACCGCGCCGGCGCAGGTGGACGCCGTGGTGAGTC